AGAAGATTTGATGGCCAACCCGTTGTTTACCAACGCTGAAAAAGCGCAAATGGCTAAAGGGGCTGATCGAATTTTGGCCATGCCTGTTGACCAACGCCAGCAATTTATGGCCAGCCAAGGCGCAAGCGCAAGCGAGTTGAAGCCAACAACGCAAACAGTTAATCGGTTTGGGCAAACTGACGTGCTACAAACGCCAGCTTTTGGTGGCGCGCCCACCACAGTTGGGTCTTACGCAGATGTGCCTTTGCCTGCTAATGTGCAAGCGCAAAAAATACAGATTGCACGCGAAAGCCGACCACCTCGTGCAGAAGCGCAACCTGTTGCGCCGACAATTACGCAAATTGTTGACCCCACTAACGCCAATCAAATGATTGCTGTTGACGCGCGTCGCTATCAAGGTGGCGGTGTTGGATCGCCAGGCGTTATTGGCGTAGGGGGTAAAGAGCCAGGCGCGGCTTTGCGAACCAATAAAGTTGAAGAAGGTAAATCGCAACTTGCAAATGATTTAGATAATTTGCGTTCCTCGTTTACAGAACTTGATCGCCTCCGCGCTATTCCAAGCACAGAACGTAATGTTGTGTCTAATCTTATGTCAGCAACTGCCGCTTCTGGCGTAGGCCAAGCAATGGGCCGTGCGGGTGGTAGCCCAGAGCAGGTAGAGCGCGACGTCATCAACAGCGCCCGTCAACGATTAGTATCTTCAATTAAAAATGCTACTGGAATGTCTTCAAAATCTTTAGACTCCAACGTAGAACTGCAAACTATGCTAAGGTCTATTTCTGACCCTGGCCAATCAGTTGAAGCTGCTATGCGTATTATTGATGATATTGAAACCGCGTATGTTAAAGGTAGCGGCACACTACCTAAACGCAGTCAACCCAGCGCAGGAGCGCAAGGAACTAGCGGGTTTAAATATCTTGGTAAAGAAAGTAGATAATGGCTACCAAATACCGTGTTCAAGGCCCAGATGGTACTGTCCATATTTTTGAAGGGCCGGATGACGCAACGCCTACTCAAATAGAAGCATTTGCGGCTCAAACTTTTGGCGCAGCGCCCCAACCTAGCAGCGGTATGCCTGTTGGGCGACGCGGTGGTGGTTTAGCTGATCAAATTCCTGGTTACGGCGGCCCAGTACCTGCCGCGCCAGAAGCGCCTGTAAAGCGGTACGGCGGCCCGTTGCCAGAAGCGCTAATGGCGCCTATTGAAACAGCAGTTGCTTTGGGCACTAGCCTTATTAGCTCACCTATTGTTGAAGCCGCAAAAATTGGCGGCACGCTTTTTAGCGGCAAGTACGGCACACAAGAAGGCATTAGAGCCGGCGAAGCTGTTGGACGTAAAGTCCAACAATTCTTTCAGCCAGCCATAAGCCCCACAGCCCAAGGCCAAGTAGAAAGTATTGGAAATGCGTTAGCCAGCACCGGCTTGCAAGGCGTCCCATTAAATGTGCTAGGCGACCTTCAGCGCGGCATGACCCCCGCGTTGCGCGCTACTGCGGACACCGCCCGCGCGCCTATCGCTGCTCGCGCAGAAAAACTACAACAAACACGTGTTAGAGAAAGCGAGTTGGCCGCACCTCGCATTGACGCTGCCAAAGATGCGTTTGATCTTGGGCTTGCGCTTGACCCTTCTTTGTCCAATCCAAGTTCAGTAACAAGACTTAAAACGGGCGCAGTGGGCGCTACAGGTTTGCAAGGTAATTTGTCAAAAATTAACTTGCCAAAAGTAGCTGAAATTGCACGCGATGAGTTGGGCTTACCTAAGACAATAAAACTTGATAGCAAAGCTTATGAGTCTGCACGCAACGCACCCGCTATTAGCGGCGCGTATGACGAAGTGCGCAAACTACCTCGCGTGGCTGCCGATGATGTTGTCTTAGCCGACATAGACAAACTGCGCGCTGCGCCAACAATTGGCGACACTGGGCAATCGGTAGCAATCAATAATTTTCTTGATACTGTAAAAGGTCAATTGCAAGGCGGCACAGACGGTGCAACAGCGGTCACCAGTATTCGCCAACTGCGACGCGACGCGCAAGCAATCTATAACCAACAAACAGCGGGTATTAACCCACCGTCACCAGAAGCTATTGCTCGTGCAGATGTAAACATGGGTATTGCTCGCGCAATAGAGACAGCGATAGAAAACAGCATCACCGACCCACGCGTACTTACAGACTTTCGCGCAGCTCGCACAGTGTTGGCGCGCACATACGATTACGAACGCGCCACTAATTTGGCGACAGGCGTAATTGATCCACAAGCGTTAGCAAAATTAGCCGCCGAAGGACGACCTTTGTCGGGCAACCTAGCAAAAGTTGCAAACGTAGCGGCTAATTTTCCAGAAAATATGCAAGGCGGTTTAATACGAGAACCTACGTTTAGAGAAAAACTTACGCGGTCTAGCGCAGCCGGTACAGCAGGCGCAATTATTGGATCGCCGTTTGGGCTACCAGGCGCAATTATTGGTGGTGGTGCAGGGGCTGCGGTGGGCAATGTTGCCGCAGGGCTTGCCGCGCGGCGAATGGCCACGCCTGCGTATCAACGTGCCAATGCAATGCCAACCGACTATCGCCCTGTGCCTATGGGCGCAAACCCTGCTGACATTAACTACGCGCCTAATCAAATGGTGCCTTATAACTTTGCTCAACAAACATTTGAGCCGCCTAATTTTGTAATACAGCCTAACCAGTACGGCCCACGGGTTACGCCTAACGCACCTAACATGCTTAACGCGTTGATTGGGCCTTCTGCTGAAAGCACCATGGGCGGCATAGCAACAGAGCGCGCCCGAGCAGCTGCTATGTCTCGCACGTTGGGCCAGCAAACAGAAGCACAGCAAGCCGCCGCCGAAGCCGCCGTACGTCAGCCTGCACGCGGTGGTGTTGAATTTGTGTTTGATTCAGCCGGTAACTTGGTTCCTGCGCCTATAGCTGGCGCAGGTGGCCTAATGCCTTCTGCGTTGGAATCTGCTGTTGCTAAAATGTCTGGTCAAGTAATTGAGCAGCCAAGCACCACGTTTAAAACGCAAACAATTTCACCTAAAACAGGCGCGCAACCTTACACGCGAATTATAAAACGTGAAGGCGAGACAACATTTGAGCGCGGCGTTAGCAAAGCGTTTGACATGACCGCCGAAGAAAAGATTGCGTGGGGCAAAGCCAAAGCTAATTTAGCTGAAGCGGCGCCAGAGTTTGCCAAATTATCAGACCAAGAAATTGTACGTCGCATGACCGACGTAAAAATTTCGGAAGAATTGGTAACTAAAGCCCGTCAAAAAGCTGCAATGTTTGAAAACATTGCTGCCCGCGCCGCCAACGACCGCATGCGTCAAGACGCGTTAATTAAACGTGAACAAATGATGGATTTGGTTGAACAACTTCAAGACACGCTTGGTGCGCGGCCTGTAAAGCGTGGTGGCCAAGGCCCGAAAACCCGCGCTTTTCAACGCAACGCGTTAGCGCCTGAGCAAGAAATCCAAAACGCGTTGGTAAACGAGCCTTTTCGCATGGAAATTCGTGGGACGGGTAAAAAGTAATGGACTCCCAAATTCTATTTAACATCGCAGTTAGCCTTGCTGGGTTCCTTGGCGGTTGGGTGCTGAACAACATCTACCGATCCATTGAGCGCTTGGACACCGACGTGCGGGCCATGCCTTTGAACTACGTTACCCGCGACGACTACCGCGCTGACTTGCGAGAAATCAAAGAAATGCTTGGCAAGATCTTTGACAAACTAGACGCCAAAGTTGACAAATGATGGACTGGCTGGAAGCAATCATTGCTGCGGCCTGTCTGGTTTGTTTTATCATAGCGGGTAGTTATATTGTTCTTTGGGCTTTCCCGTGATTGATCTTACTAAAGCAATTGGAGCAGTTGCCGCTAGTGTCGCCGCATTAGGCGGCAGTTACACGCTTGCCGATAAATTTGGTTGGTTTGATAGAGCCATTATTGAGTGGTCGCCTGAGAATTTTAAAATTGTGGCAGATGCTGGACAGCCTATTAACGTCACAGTTGCACGAATAAAGAAACGGGACGACTGTTCTGTTGAGAGTTTTACACCAAACATTCGTGATTCAGCAGGCATGGTGCATGAAGTTACCACTACCGCAAGCAAGTTTAGCGGCCCTGCTGGGCCAGAAATTGACACGTTTACCTATCAGCTTACAGCAGTGGGAAAAGAAAAGATTGCACCTGGCAAAGCCACATTGTTAGCGACCATCAAATACAAATGCCCAGAGGGTGAGCGTATTGTGCAGTACCCTCGCCATGCAAATTTAAGTTTTGAATTGAAATGATCGACCCGATAACCGCACTGGCGGGGATCCAGAGTGCTGTCAAGTTAATTAAACAAGCGTCCAAGACGGTTGATGACGTAGCCTCGCTCGGCCCTCTGTTGGGTAAATATTTTGATGCCAAGTCAACCGCGTCTAAGGCGGTTGTAGAGTCCAAGAAAAAAGGCGGCTCGTCTATGGGCACGGCTTTGCAAATCGAGTTAGCTTTGGAGCAAGCCCGTGAGTTTGAAAAAAGCGTAGAGTTGCTGTTTTTCCAAGCCAACAAGGTAGACGTGTGGAACAAGATAAAAGCCCGCGCACAGGCAATGGATGTGGAAGACGCACACAACGCTCGGCGTGAAAAAGAAGCTGCCGCTAAAAAAAAGGCTAAAGACCAAGAGCAGTTGGAAATAGGTTTGCTTTTTGGCGGTATCGCCTTGGTGCTGTTTTTGGTGTATGTTGGGATTTATGAAGCAATGGAACACTGCGCTCAAGTAAAGTGTGGGCGATGAATGAATACCAAAAGCAAGCTGACATGGCGTTCAAGATTGTCGGTGCGTGGTGGGCGGCTAACTTGTTTTTGGACATTATCCGCGTACTGCCAAACTTTATTTCAGACAAAATTGTTAATATGCTTTTATTAAAGATTGGACTATAAATGCTGACCCTACTCTCAACCCTTATTTCATTTCTGATGGGCGGTTTGCCCAAGCTGTTGGATTTTTTCCAAGACAGGTCTGACAAAGCGCATGAGCTAAACCTTGCCCAAATGCAAATTCAACGTGAGTTGGAATTGCGCAAAGCTGGCTTTGAAGCCCAAGAGCGCATTGAACATATTCACACAGAGCAGTTGGCAACTGAAAGCGCGGCGGCTACCAGTCAAGCCCTTATTGGCGCACAGCAGGCCGAAATGCAAGCAATCTACGCCCATGACACCTCGCTCAATGAAGGCACTAGCGAATGGATGAGAAACCTTCGCGCCAGTGTTCGCCCAGTCATTACCTATGGTTTCTTTTTCTTGTTAGTGTTTGTGGATGTGGGACTGTTTGCCTACGGCTGGCACAACGGTGTGACGTTTGTAGAGTTGGCTGAGATGCTGTGGGACTCTGACACACAAGCCCTGTTTGCTTCAATCATTGCGTTCCACTTTGGTGGTCGGGCGTTTGGCAAATGAACGTCAGCCCTAAAGCTATTGAAACGATCAAACACCATGAAGGTGTGCGATTTAAACCATACCAGTGCCCAGCAAAGCTGTGGACAATAGGAGTAGGCCATGTTCTTTACCCAAATCAAGGCAAAATGCCAATTGATCAAAGAGGCGCTTACGCGCTTCATTCAGAAGATAACCGATCGTTTTCAAAAGACGAAGTAAATGCAATACTTAGAGCCGATTTGGATCGCTTTGAGCGAGGTGTGGAACGCTTCTGCCCTGTCGCTCTTACACAAGGGATGTTTGATGGCCTTGTGTCTTTTAGTTTTAATGTCGGTCTGGGAACACTACAGCGTTCGACGCTTCGTCAGAAAGTTCTTCGGGGCGACAAAGAGGGCGCTGCCGAAGAACTTTTGAAATACTGCATGGCCGGCGGCAAAGTCCTTAAAGGACTTCAAACCCGCCGCATTGACGAACGCGCACTATTCCTTAGTTAACGCTCGGTACGCCTCAATGGCGGTTTTTAGATCGCATTGCAGTTGCTGTATGCGGTCATCCTGTTCGCACAACTTGGCGTAGGCTTCCTCGGCAAACTTGGCCAAGTTGGCTTGGCTCCAAGTTAAAAAGTCTGGCGAGTTAGTCATTAGATTCCTTCTTTGAAGGTGCATCTAATTCAAGGCGGTAATACTTGGCTGGCATCTTGGCGTTTTTGTCTAGCTGCTTGCGCAGCCATTCAGCGCCGCCAAGTTCTTGTAAGATCATCCAATGTCTATCTGACATTCGGACTTGTCGTCCCAGTAAGGGTTCAGGTGGTTTGGGGCGCGGCATTTATCTGACTCTCCTAAGTGGTATGTCCATG